CGGTCCAAGAAAAAGAAGTCTGGCAAGGGCGGCGGCGGAAGCTCGAGCACCAGCTACACTTATAGCGTCTCGTTCGATGTGGCGATCATGGGCCGCCCAGGGCAACAGATTCGACGCGTGTGGATGAACAATAAGTTGGTTTTTGACCTATCGGTCGGAGTGTCGCTCCCTGCATATGACGCGGTGAACGGTAGCTTGTATACCAAGGCAATGGCCACGCACACCGTTTTCGAAGAAATGCACTTCTGGCCAGGCACCATCACGCAAATTCCCGACGCCATGGTCGAGGCCATCGAGGGCGCGGGCAATGTCCCGGCATACAAGGGCATCTGTCACGCGTCGTTCAAAACGCTGCAACTTGCCGACTTCGGCAACCGCCTACCAAATATCGAGTTCGAACTTGAGGCTGACGCAACAATATCAGTCGGCCAGGTCGTGCATGATATTTGCGGCAGGTCAAATGTCGACAACACGTCCGTCGTCGGGCTGAACGACATCGTGCGCGGCTATGTCGTCGCCAGGCCGTCAAACGGCGCGTCGGCAATCACGCCGCTCGCCATGGCCTACCATTTCGACGTAGCCGAACAGCGCGGGCAAATCCGATTCGTGAAGCGTGCGCGCGCAATGAAAGCCACGCTGCCGATAACCAGCATGGGCGCCCACGAGGGAAACGAGGAGCCGATTGAGCCGATCAGGCACAGTACGTTGTCCACGTCTGACCTGCCCAAGCAAATCACCGTCGCCTTTGCGGATCCAGCGATTGACTACCAGTCGAACTCACAGCGCGCCATACGCGATCAAGCGGCGACCGAAAACCTCGAGTCCGTACAGATACCGCTGACCCTCACCGCTGACGAAGGCCGGCGCATTGCTGACCGACTGCTGTGGTCGCCATGGGCGGCGCGCAAATCAGCGACATTCAAAGTCGATGACACATGGGTCAGGCGCGACCCTGGCGACGTGCTGGGCATCCAAGTGTCTGACCAGGTCGTGCCGTACAAGCTCCTGCGCATGACGCGCGGCGACAACGGCGTGATCGATGCCGAGGTGCAGCGCGACGACCCGGAGCTTTACAACTCGACGGCAGACGGAGTTGCCGGCAGCATCCCGGCCAACACAGTTCGATTCCCCGGGCCGACCGAGCTGGTGCTGATCGACTCGCCGATCTTTCGCGACCTCGAAGACGACACCGGGTTTTACTGGGCAGTCACTGCGCCCGAGGACGGCTGGCGCGGCGCTGAAATCATGCGTTCATCCGATGGCGGCACGACCTACAACACGATGAGCGAAGTCGCGGTACGCTCGACATTTGGCAATGTGGCGAGCGCGCTGCCGTCCGGGCCTGCTGCGTATTGGGATCGCGGCAGCGTGATCACGGTCGTGCTGGATCGCGCAGACGATGAACTTGAGAGCCTGACTGAATTCGAGGTGCTCAACGGCAACAACGCATTCTGGCTGGGGCCGGCAACCGGCGTCGGCGGCGAGGTGGCGCAGTTCGCGACGGCCACGCTTATCGCCCCGCAGACCTACGAACTGACCGACCTCCTGCGCGGGCGGCGCGGCACCGAGTCGTTTGTCGGCACGCATGGATCTAACGAGACATTCATCCTGCTTGACCCGTCAACACTTGGCCGCTCTGACCTCGGCCCGGGCGACTGGAATTCATCCAGGCTGTACAAGCCAGTTTCATTCCTGACCGACATTGACGACACGCCGTCGCAGGCTTTCACGAATACCGGCGTCGGCAAGATGCCGTTCTCGCCGGTGCATGTCCTGGGCGTGCGCGACACGAGCGACAACCTCACAGTCGAATGGGTGCGCCGGTCGCGCCTGCAATCATCCGGTCTGGCCGGGCCTGTGCCGCTTGGCGAAGAGACGGAGGCGTATGAGGTGGACATCTACAGCGGCGCCGCAGTCGTTCGGACGATCACCGCGACCACGCCGACGATCAGCTACAGTGCGGCAGAGCAAGCCACGGACGGATTGACGCCGGGTAATCCGGTATCATTGCGCGTGTACCAGATGAGCGCAGTTCGAGGCCGCGGGTTCCCGGCCATATCCATCGTGTGAGGCAATATGACAACGTCAGCAGATTTAGGCATCCCGTTCATTGACGCCGGCCAGGGTCAGCCTGAGGTCACCCACAACGAGGCACTGCTGCTATTGCAGGCCGTCACCAACGGCGTCATAGACCGCGGCGTCAACACGCCAGCAGTCGGCCCTACCATCGGCGACAGCTACATTATCGGCGCTGCACCGACTGGTGCATGGGCTGGCCGTGCCAATTGCGTGACGATCTGGTCTGGCACGGCCTGGGACTTCATCCCTGGCGAGACTTCAGCCGGGACGCCTATCACCATGGGCTCGCGGCAGGAAGGGATGCGGATATGGGTCCGTGACGAAAACACGCTGTACGTGTGGACTGGCACGGAATGGCTGAATTTCGCGAGCACGCCAGCCGCCGCGACCGACTACGGCCAGCGGGCTATCACCGGCAACACCACTGTAATCGCCATCACGGCCGCCGTGGACCCAACGCTATCCACAAACAGCGATTACATACAGATCACCGGGATATTCAACGCCACCCCGGACGGCGAGAACAACGGCATCACTCAGCAGACCGACACCTTCACGATTGACAAAGCCGGAATTTATCGCATCGAGGCATGGGAGTCTCTGGCGTCCAGCGTAAACAACACCTCTCTCGCTATAAAATTCGGGATCAATGGAGTGATCGGCCTGGGGCGTAGGCCCAAGGTGTTCCTGCGTAACTCAGGCGAGTCTCACACACTGACGCCATTCGGGTACCACCATTTCGACGCCGGCGACGTTGTGTCGCTGTGGTTCGCGTCGACCCAGACTGCAAACATCACGTTCGAAGATGGCGTGTTCGGCGCGGTCGCTATGCAATACGACTGAGGTAACCCCATGAAATACGCTCTGGCATTCGCTGCATCGTTCGTTCTGGTTTGGTTTATCGTTTTGCCGCAGGTAGCCACAAGCGAGGGGATTGCCCCACTTGAGGTTTCCGGGGATCGATTCACGGATGAGTATGGGCTGGTGCAGTGGCATGATCAGGCGGCATGGGAGTGTTATTGGGCTGTGATGATCGCCGGCAAGAAGGTCGCGGCTAAGCACCACTCTGCGCCGCTTGATCCGCCTCAGCGCATTTACAACGAGTGCATGTTAGAGCGCAATCAGTGGACTTGACGCATGGTTCAAGTCGGCTGTGGGTGCGGTAGAAGCTCGGCAGCCGATGCTCGGTGCACACGTCGCCGCCATCGTATTGATATCGGCCATAGCCCCAGGTAACGGCCAGGCCAAGCGCAACGTCGATGCCCTTGTGCTCGGCCCATTCTGGCTCCTTGCTCCAGTCGACGTGCATTACAGCAGCCCAGCGTTGTTCATCAGGATCCCGCAAACGGTAGCGCCGATGCCCATGATCGCAACCGCGATCAGCACGAATTGCAGGGTGTTGTCGGTCTTGCTCTGGTAGTAAATCCCTGTCTTGCGCTTCATGGCTGAACCCTCAGTTGTGCGGCGACTGCCTGTTGTGCTGCGCGCACGTTGGCGGAATAGTCCGGCGCGGCAGTGTGGCCGGCGCAGAGCTGATCGATGCGGGTGGCGCGTGCTGATTTGGTCATGCCTTGGTTGTTGGTGTTCATGGCGTTTCTCCTCTTCCTGATTTGAGTAAAGCTGATATTCAGGCAGAGTCAAGGCGATTCGTGCAAAATACTTTCAACGTAGCATCGCTGCTTTTCGTTGTGGAGGTACAGCGTCTCCAGCTGTACGCCGAGCTGGGTCGATTCGCTGATGACAGCCTGCACTTCTACAGTCATGCAATGCTCGAACGCAGCCAGCAGCGATAGGCGTGCATCAACGAGCTGCTGCAAGGCATCCTCCAGCTGCTCACTTACCTCGCGCATGGATTTGAGGTGCTTGTACAGCAGAAACCTGTCCTCTGATACCACTGTATTGGTTTGCATAGTCAATCCTCCAGTGATGCCGCAAGTCGGAACGTGTGTTCGGGGCAATGCTTGCGCGCGACGTCGATGCTGTTGACGCACCAGTACGTTTGCTCGGGTAACGCGCGGAGCTTTGATGTGGTGGTGATCGGCACTCCGGTGTTTTTGTTGATGCCGGCAACCCATAACCATTGGCCGCCCGGGTTGACTTGCAGTTTTCTTTTCATGGCGCGACCCTCCCGTATGTGGTCGTCTCGCGCTGCTCGATTTCTGCGGGGCTATACGGTGCCAGTTGCTCAAACCCGCAGTCGCAGAAAGCGGGATCAGTCTTTGTGCCTGGCCGCGCCTTGACCATCGTCCTAGCCCAGCACCAGTCACGATGAAACGACGCCACGCCGCGGTAGTAGCGCGCGAGCGTCCGCGATACCTGGCCATGCGGGAATACGAATTCAGTCGGCTCATCCTCGGTCGGCTGGCACCCAGGGCAGACCATGCGGCCACGGGATAGCGAGCCTTGCCAGA